CCCAAAATCTCGGTGCTTGGAATATAAGGCAGACCCCCGCACCCGGAACTAATCTTAATAGTATGGAGACAATGTTTAATGGTTGTACCATATTTAATGGAGATATATCTTCTTGGCAAGTGGGTGCTATAAGACAGTTTGGGCAAATGTTTCAAAATGCAGCCGCCTTTAATCAAGACATAGGTGGTTGGAACTTTAGTGGTTTAGCAATAGGTAGTTGTAATTCAGCAAGTATAATTTATTTCTTACGAGGAGCAACAGCTTTCAATCAAGATATTAGTAATTGGGACTTAACAGGAGCCGGTGGATTAAATGGATTGATGGGACCAAACTTCGCTCCTACACCAACTGCAGCAGACCCAACTCTAGACACTTCTATTTACGATGATGTACTAGTAAATTTTGCTGCAAAAGGAAATTATTCGAGAGCAGCTAACTGTTCTTTTTGGAGTTCAGGAGGAACTAACTATTTTGTATTTGGAAATAGTAGATATAATGCAACAGATGCTAATGTGGTGGCAGCTAGAAATCAATTAATAGCAGACTTAGGTGCTATAGTTGATGGTGGTGCCGCACCCACTCCGTTAACGAATTCAACTATACGAACTGCAGTAATAGATGCGTTAACATTAGACCCTATCAATGCAAGTATAGCTATCCCTACTTATGGCTTAATGGCTGATTGGAATGTAAGCCAAGTAACAGATATGAACAATCTTTTTTCCTTTACTTCTATAGGTTCTCTAGCTACTCAGTATACCGGTGCTAATATAAGTTCGTGGGATGTAGGTAATGTTCAAAATATGGAAAATATGTTTCGTGCCGCCGCTGCATTTAATGGTGACATAGGTGGTTGGGATATGAGTAATGTTACGAATTCAGCATTTATGTTTTTACAGGCTTCTTCATTTAATCAGGACATAGGAAATTGGGATACATCGAGCGTAGTTGATATGCAAGGTATGTTTTCATCAGCATCATCTTTTAATCAAGATATAAGTAGTTGGAATACTTCTAATGTTACGAATATGGAGTCAATGTTTTTCAACACATCTTTTAATCAAAATATAGGTAATTGGGACACAAGCAATGTTCTTAATATGCAAAATATGTTTAGTAACAGCTCATTTAATGAAGATATTAGTTCTTGGAATACAAGTAATGTTAATATTTTTTCAGGTATGTTTCAAAATAATGCCGCCTTTAATCAAGACATAAGTGGTTGGAATACAAGTGGTTCGGGCATAAGTACTGTTTCTATGAGTGGTATGTTTAAAGACGCAACTTCGTTCAATCAAGATATTGATAGTTGGGACACATCAAATGTGGGGAATTTTAATAGTATGTTTTGGGGTGCGAATTCTTTCAATCAAGACCTTAATAGTTGGGATGTAAGTGCAGCTTCAGGTATGCAAAATATGTTTTATAATAACACCTCATTTAATGGAGATATTAGTTCTTGGGATGTGAGTAATGTTAATGGTTTTGGAATTCAATTTATGTTTAGAGGCGCCACATCTTTTAATCAAGATATTGGTGGATGGACTTTTGCCACTGACCCTAACAACCCTCTACTTCGTATGCGAGGAATGTTTGAAAATGCGACTGCTTTTAATCAAGATATAAGTAGTTGGAATGTAAGTAGAATTCAAAATATGCAAAATATGTTTGAAAATGCAACCGCCTTTAATCAAGATTTAAGCTCTTGGGATGTAGGAAATGTTACAAATTGCAATACTTTTGCTGATGGAGCAACTAATTGGACACAACCTAAACCAAACTTTACTATATGTACACCTTAATAAATTATAAGATATGGCAATAGAATACTCAATACATAAACCTTCAGAATTCACTTATTGGATTGCAAAAGAAAATGGAGAGTTTAGACTTCTTGGAGGAGTTGGTCCTACACAAGTTGCTGATTTTAAATATGCAGATGTAGAGGAGTATACAGACGAGCAAGAATGGCTTGATGCCTTAGCTGCACTAGGTGTTGATGTTGAGGAAATTATGAAAAATTAATTTTCTATCTTTGTGTTATGGAATTTATTCAAACTAACTCTTATTTAATGGACCTAGATATAATATATGAAGTAGTAAAATCGGATAAACAAAATGACAAATCAAAAGGAAAAAAGTTTAACATCAGATACAAAGTTTAGTCTTTCAATAAAGGAAATTGTTGCAGCAGCTATTGGGTTTACTTCTCTAATAGGAATGTACTTTACCTTACAGGCTCAGATTCAAGATGCAATGGTTCTTCCAAAGCCTGAAATTCAAAAAGTTGAGTTCGAGTATAAAGACAAATTAATTAGGTCGACCATTGAGAAAATAGAAGCTGATGTTAGCACGGTAAAAGAAGACGTTACTGAAATAAAAAAATCTTTAGAAAAGATGGATGAGCGTCTTTATGAAATGAGCAAACAATGAGATGGTTAATAATACTATTAATATATACTCAAACTTTATACTCCCAAGACTTTAAAGATGGCATAAGTCTTGTGCAGTTCAATGCCTCATTCCTTTCTGAAAACACTATATCATTAGAACCAATTAAAAACGCAGAGACTCATTTATTATTGATGGGTAAACATCCTGTGGTTTTTGAAAAAGAAAAAATTGTTTACCTGCCTACTTTGATTTTATATCACAATGGCAAAGAAGTTGTAAGAGTTGAAAGTGATATAACCTTAAAGCTTCCTGATGATTCTTTAGAGGTAATACAAAATGAGATAGATTTAATAATTGAAAGTAAGTTTTAGCCTATGAGATATATAATATTTGTTTTAGTTTTTTTGTTTTCATTTAATTCACACGCTCAAGTCTTCAAAAATTTTTATGAAGACTTTTTAAAATACGGAACTGTATATGTAGCCGGTGAGGTTTCTAATGCATACGAGACTCAAAGTCCAAGTTACTTCGTTAGAACTAACCCGGAGAATTTGTATGATATACCTCAGGTAGTAGATAATACTGTATATCATCCTCACGATTATAGAATTGGTTTTGGCTTACGTAAATTAGCTAGGTTTGATTATGAAATAAAAGCAAGAAACTATTATGATGGAAAAGAAAATAATATTGCTTTATCATCACCAACCTCAGCAGTAAAGGGATTTGAATATTTACTTCATTATGAAAAAGAAAGAGAAAGAAGTCAAGAGTTTACAAACATCAGGTACTTTATAAGACACACCGGTAATTATCATATAGTAAAATTTGAACAAAGAGAACAAGGTAATGTAGGTTTTAAATATACATCAGGTGAAATAAGAGCTAGGCTCCCTATTGGTAAAAAATTTAGTTTATCTGCCGGTGCAATTTATCGTACACATCAACGCCCTTATGGATACAATCCGATTGAAATATGGTTAAACGAAACTACTGATGATGGATTTCCATTAAACCCTTGGTACAGCTTAGGATATACTTATGGTTATCAAGATGTAGGATATACTCAAACAGATGCCTACGGAAATGTAAATTACGATTGGTATTGGATTAATGAGGAAGGGGTAGTCGTTGCAAATACAGACGTTCAGTTTCGAGATTTGGTATTTGGTTCATTGATGAACGAATTTAATGAGTCTATATGGTCTGAGTTAGATGCCTTCGGAGAGATAGCTCCTATTATTGGTTTTGATTTTTACGAATATAAAAAAGACTTTTGGTTACACATCTATGGTAATTGGATATTACCTTATCATAAATATTTAAAAGGTAATGAAGATTTCTCATATCTTCATAGAGACTCGTGGGGATTAGGAGGACATAATGATTTACTCAAAGGAAAACAATGGAGTGATTATCAAGGCGGACTTATAATAGGATGGAAATTATCGAAGGTGGTGGGAATATTTTTTGAAGGTGAGTATACAAAGTTTTGGGATTCAAAAATATATAATAGCTCCGTAGGGTTAAACCTTAGATTATAATGGCAAGAAGAGCAGTAGTATCGGTATATGTGAAACCAAAAAGAAAGTCACATCCTCACAGTAAAAATGCAAGTAAAGGACAGACGGGATACAAAAAAAAATATAGAGGACAAGGTAGATGAATACAGAACAAATAGAAAAAATAATAGTACATTGCTCCGCAACAAGAGAAGGAGATGATTCTGTTAACACAGAGGTAATTGATAGATGGCACAAGGCTAGAGGATGGCGAGGGTGCGGATATCATTTTATTGTGTTGATGGATGGCACAATTGAAACAGGAAGAAAAATAGAAGAGTGTGGGGCACACACAAAGGGTTTGAATTGTAAATCTTGGGGCGTATGCTATATCGGTGGAGTAGAAAAAGATGGCAAAACTCCTAAAGACACACGAACTCAAAAACAAAAAGAATCTTTAGAATATTTATTATATTTTTTAAAGTTATTACAACCTAAAGCAATCATTCACGGACATAGAGACTTTGCAAATAAAGCTTGTCCTAGTTTTGATGCAACAAAAGAATACGAGAACTTATGAAAGAATTATTGGGAAAAATATTTGGTGGTGCTGCCACTAGTGTAGCAGAAGGTCTATCAGGAATAGTAGATAAATTTGTACAAACAAAAGAAGAAAAAGACGCTTTTGAAAAAGAGATGACTGAGCTCTTTATGAAGTATGAGGCGGATATGGAAAAAAATATAACAGACAGATGGGTATCTGACAACTCAGCTTCTTTCTTAACTCAAAACGTAAGACCCATAATATTATTGTTTCTAGTGATATCAACTGTAGTAATGATATTTATAGATGCAGGGATGATAACATTTGACGTAGAGGATAAGTGGACAGACCTTTTGCAGCTAACTTTAATTACTGTCATCTCAGCTTATTTTGGAGGGCGTAGTTTTGAAAAGATAAAGCAAAATAAAAAATAGTATCTTTGTATAAATTAAATATAATTAAATGAGTAAAGAAATAAAATTAACAGAAGAAGAGCTTAAGGAGTTAAAGGAAGCAAAGCTTACATTAGATAAGTTTAAACTAGCAATTGGAGATTTAGAACTTCAGAAAAAAAGTTTATACGAACAAGTATCTACTCTGCAGTCAGAGTTTAGAAATATGGAAGATAAACTTATTCAAAAGTATGGTAAGGACTCTATTATTAATATGAATACAGGAACAGTAAAACAACATCAAGATGTCAAAGATTAATCAATATCCCCTAGTAACACCGGTAGCCGGAGATAAAGTAATTATTACTCAAGTAAATGGCAATCCCCAAGATGCTACAAAAAATGTAACTCTTGAATCTATTGCTGCGTTATCTCAATCAATAGGTGTCGGATATACTGTTATGAATGGATTGATTAATAATTTAGGTTCACAGACAACAAGTCCTGTTGGATATGATTATATGGAGTGGACATCTAACGTAACTCCTGACAGTCAGATTCCTTTAATTAGGACTTTAAGAAAATACAAGCTAATGCAAGTTAGTTATGTTTACACAGGAGACCAACCACTTACCTTTAGTAATGTGGGTGATTCAGTACGTTTTGATATTGGGCGTGTAAACGATGGTGACTCTGCTACTGTTGCTAATTGGACAGCTATAAATACTAGCGGAGCTCTGTTTGGTTTAGATAATAATAATAGCGGCACATACCCTTCGGGTCAAGTTGATTTAGCTAATGAAAATATTATAATACCTCAATTTACAAATATTGGCGTAATAGGACAAGAATCAGGTTCTGTAACACCGGTAGATGGTGAGTTAGCAATTTCCTTTTTATTCGAGGAAACAGTTTAATAAAATGCAAATAAGAAAAATTTCTATAGGTCCTGACTACAAGTCAGGAGGAATGCACTATCTAGTTGGACAGTCTGTTCTAAATGGTAGACACATAATTCATTTAATAAAATATAGTGTAGAGGAAGATGCTTATCAAATTTATATAGAAGATACGGATGAGCAAGAGGTTTTGTTGTGGAAACAATTTAATTCCACAATGCCTGTTACTTTAGAATTTAATATACAATTTTAATCAAATGAATAATGAAGTCACCAAATCAATTTATAGTTGTACCTGCCAATGAGCGAAGGTATGATAATGTAAAAAATGTTGAAGGATTAGAGTTAATAATCAATACTTCCGAAGAATCTGCAGAGTTTTCAAATAGAGAAGCTGTAGTATTATCAACCCCTTTAAATTATAACGGACCCATAGAAGAAGGAGATACCATTTTGGTTCATCATAATGTCTTTAAATATTATAATGATATGTATGGAAGAAGGCAAAGTGGAAAAAGTTTTTTTCAAGACAATCAGTTTTTTGTAGATGACACACAATATTATATGTATAAAAAAATTACTCAATGGTTTGCTATTGAGCCTTTTTGTTTTGTAGCACCTTTACCTAAAACCAAAACATATATATATAAACCATTTACACACGAACCCTTAATGGGTATAATGAAATACACCTGTCCTTCGATTGAGTTAAAAGGAATCAAGATAGGAGATATAGTAACTTTTATGCCTGACTCAGAATATTCATTTAGGGTTGATGAAAATAAACTTTATAGAATTCGTTCCAAAAATATTATAGCCTATGAACCTCAAAGAAACTAAATTAAAAATAATTCAAGCAGGATATAGAGCTGTTGAACAACTTATAAAGGTTGCAAAGGAAGATATTATTAAACCCGATTTAGATGACGACCTAGCTGCAGATAGATTAAAAAATGCAGCAGCAACAAAAAAACTTTGTATTATGGATGCTTTTGAGATACTATCTAAAATAGAAGGAGAAAAAGAAGCAATAGAAATGAGTGAGGGTAAGCCAACAACTAAACAAGGATTTGCTGAACGAAGGTCTAGATGATTAAAGAAATTAAAAACTGTATACCAAAAAATGTTTTGTCCAATAAAAATAGGGCAAGAAGTTGGGTATATGGTTATAATAAAAAATATGATATAGTAGTTATATCTAAATCAGGTCAAATAGATAAAGTGGTTGAAATATCTAATTTAAAAATTGGACTTCCTAAATCTCCCAAAAATATTTATTCTAGAAACGAAAGCAAGTTGAAACAGTATTGGCAAAGAAAAGAGTTGCCTAAAAATCTAGAAAGAATTAAATCCATATTCCAATGGAATGATATGCCAAATACATTTAAGGATAAATATATTGATTATATAGAAACGGAGTTTGATTATAGAGAACAAGGCTTTTGGTTTATGAATAGAGGTAAGCCAACTTATATAACAGGTTCACATTATATGTATCTTCAATGGACAAAAATAGATGTAGGATATCCTGACTACAGAGAAGCTAATAGAGCATTCTTTATTTTTTGGGAAGCTTGTAAAGCTGACTCAAGAAGCTATGGAATGATATATTTAAAAATTAGACGTTCAGGATTTTCATTTATGGGTTCTTCAGAATGTATAAATACTGCCACACTTGCAAAAGATTCAAGAATAGGAATCCTATCTAAAACAGGTGCCGATGCTAAAAAGATGTTTACCGATAAGGTTGTTCCCATAAATAGTAGACTCCCATTCTTTTTTAAACCTATTATGGATGGTATGGATAAGCCTAAAACAGAATTAGCTTTTAGGGTTCCTGCTTCCAAGATTACTAAGAAAAATATGCATGAAGTTTTTGAGGATGATATGGAAGGTTTAGATACCACTATTGATTGGAAAAATACTGACGATAACTCTTATGATGGAGAAAAGCTTTTACTTTTAGTTCACGATGAGAGTGGGAAATGGGTTAAGCCTAATAATATTTTAAACAATTGGAATGTAACTAAAACCTGCTTAAGGTTGGGTAGTAAAGTAATTGGTAAATGTATGATGGGTTCTACTTCTAATGCTTTAGATAAAGGTGGAAATAATTTTAAAAAACTTTATGATGATTCCGATGTAAGTAATAGAAACGCTAATGGACAAACTAAGAGTGGACTATATAACTTATTTATTCCAATGGAATGGAATATGGAAGGTTTTATTGACCGGTATGGAATGCCTGTATTGGAAGTCCCTAAAGTGGAAGCTGAAGGAGTAGACGGTGAACCAATCTATACAAGTGCAATCAAGTATTGGGAGGGTGAAGTTGAATCGTTAAAAGGAGATGCTGATAATCTAAATGAATTTTACAGACAGTTTCCTAGAACAACTGCTCACGCATTTAGAGATGAAAGTAAATCTTCTATATTTAATCTGAGTAAGTTATACCAACAAATAGATTATAATGAATCTATGATTAAAGACCATCATATAACAAAAGGAAAATTTGTTTGGGAAAATGGAGTTAAAGACTCTAAAGTAATTTGGGTTCCTGACAATAAAGGAAGATTTAATATTTCGTGGTTACCCTCAAGTAATATTCAAAATCACGCTCACGAAAGAAATGGAATTAAGATTCCGGGCAATGAACATCTAGGTGCGTTTGGATGCGATAGCTATGATATATCAGGAGTAGTTGGAGGTGGGGGTTCTAATGGAGCTTTACACGGTTTGACCAAGTTTAATATGGATGATGCTCCAAGCAATGAATTTTTTTTAGAGTATATTGCAAGACCACAGACTGCTGAGATATTCTTTGAGGATGTACTTATGGCTTGTGTATTTTATGGAATGCCTATATTAATAGAAAATAATAAACCTAGATTATTGTATCATTTTAAAAACAGAGGTTACAGAAAATATTGTTTAAATAGACCGGATAAGAATTTTAATAGACTTTCTAAAACAGAAAAAGAATTAGGTGGGATTCCTAATACAAGCGAGGAGGTAAAACAATCTCACGCAGCAGCATTGGAATCATATATAGAAAAGTATATAGGAATAGATTTTGAAGAGATATTTAGAAGCGAAGGAGAGATGGGAACTATGCCTTTTAATAGAACATTATTGGATTGGGCAAAGTTTGATATAAACAACCGAACTAAGTTTGATGCAAGTATTAGTTCGGGATTAGCTATAATGGCTTGTCAGAAGCATTTATATACTCCTGAAAGAAAAGAGTCAAAAATAAAACTTAACTTTGCAAGGTATACTAATACCGGCATACAAAGTGAAATAATTAGATGAAAGATGTAAAGGTAAATATAAAATCTGCAGCTTTCCCAAGTCAATTTGTATCTGACGCAGAAAAAGAAACTGATGAGTACGGCTTACAAATAGGTCAAGCTATACAGTATGAATGGTTTCGTAGGGATGGAATGAGTTGTAGGTTTTACGACCAATTCCGTCAATTTCACAGATTGCGACTTTATGCAAGGGGTGAGCAGTCAGTCGCAAAATATAAGAATGAATTAGCCGTGGACGGTGACCTAAGTTATTTAAACTTAGATTGGACTCCGGTGCCTGTCATTCCTAAGTTTGTGGATATAGTTGTCAACGGAATGTCGGACAGATTATTCAAAGTAAAGGCATATGCACAAGATGCAATGTCACAAGCAAAAAGAAGTAAGTATCAAGATATGGTTGAGGCACAAATGGTCTCAAAGGATTTTCTCTTGGACGTACAGAAACAATCAGGTTATGACCCTTTTACAGTATCTCCTGAAGAACTCCCCGCAACAGATGAAGAGTTGTCTTTATATATGCAACTTAACTACAAGCCTTCAATAGAGATAGCCGAAGAAGAAGCTATTAATACTTTATTCGAAGAAAATCATTATATAGATTTAAGAAAAAGATTAGACTATGACTTAACTGTTTTAGGTATCGCTGTAGCTAAACACGAATTTTTACCCGGCTCAGGAGTAGAAATTAAATATGTAGACCCTGCAAATATAGTATATAGTTATACGGAAGACCCACACTTTAAAGATTGTTTTTATTGGGGAGAAGTTAAGACGCTTCCTATTATAGAGTTAATGAAGATAGACCCTGATTTGACAAATAAAGATTTAGAGGAAATAAGTAAGTATAGTCAAAATTGGTATGATTACTACAACGTAGCTCAGTATTATGAAAATGATATGTTCTATAGAGATACGTGCACTTTACTTTATTTTAATTATAAGACTACAAAAAAAATAGTATATAAGAAAAAAATAATGGAAACAGGAGGAAGCAAGGTTATAGAAAAAGATGACCAATTCAATCCACCTGTAGAAATTATGGAGGAAGCAAACTTTGAGAAGATAGAAAAAACTATTGACGTATGGTATAATGGTATAATGGTTATGGGTACTAATATATTATTAAAGTGGGAGTTAGCCACAAATATGGTAAGACCAAAATCAGCATCTCAACACGCTATGCCTAACTATGTAGCTGTTGCACCTAGAATGTATAAAGGAGTAATAGAATCTTTAGTTAGAAGAATGATTCCGTTTGCCGACTTAATACAAGTAACTCATTTAAAACTACAACAAGTAATTGCTAGAACTGTACCTGACGGAGTTTATATTGATGCGGATGGATTAAATGAGGTTGACCTTGGAACAGGTAATGCTTATAATCCTGAAGATGCATTGAGGTTATATTTTCAAACCGGTTCTGTTATAGGTAGAAGCTACACACAGGATGGTGACTTTAACCAAGCTAGAGTTCCAATAAAAGAAATAGCTAGTAGTTCAGGAGCTAGTAAAGCTCAAATGTTAATTGCTAATTATAATCATTATTTAGGAATGATTAGACAGGTTACAGGATTAAACGAAGCAAGAGACGCTTCTACTCCTGACCCTAACTCTTTGGTTGGTTTACAAAAATTAGCTGCTTTGAATTCTAATGTAGCTACTCGACACATACTTGATGGAGCATTGTATGTATTCAGAACTTTATCTGAAGCTTTAACTTATAGAGTTGCAGATATTTTAGAGTACGCAGATTTCAAAGATGATTTTGTAAACAAGATTGGAAAATATAACGTCAGTATATTAAGTGATATATCTGATTTATATATATATGATTTTGGAATCTTTATTGACGTAGCTCCTGATGAAGAACAAAAAGCTCAATTAGAACAAAATATACAAATGGCTTTGTCTAAGCAGGATATTAATTTGGAAGATGCTATAGATATAAGGGAAATAAAAAATCTTAAACTTGCTAATCAATTATTGAAGTTGAAAAGAAAACAAAAGCAAGAAAGAGAAGAAAGAATGGCAACTCAAAAACAACAAGCTCAAGCTCAAGCTCAAATGCAATCACAACAAATGGCTGCTCAATTGGCAATGCAAAAACAAGAAGCTGAGTTAAATGGAAAGATGCAATTAAAACAAGCTGAAATATCTTTTGAAATAGAAAAGATGAATAATGAAGCTCAATTAAAACAAATGTTGATGGCAGAAGAGTTTAAATATAATCAACAACTTAGAGGTATTTCAGAACAAGCATTGGCTTTTAGAGAAGGAGCTAGGGAGGAAGCAAAGAAAGACAGAATCTCACAGCAGAACACTCAACAATCCAAGCTTATTAATCAAAGGAAGAATGCTCTTCCTCCACAGAATTTTGAATCAAATGAAGATAGTTTGGACGGATTTGACTTAGCTGAGTTCGACCCTAGATAGTGAATCATTTGAACAAAAATTATTTATTAACTTTGTATAAAAATTTAATCTAATGGATATAATAGTAAAAGACCTTGGGTCTGTTGACGAAAAGTCAGCATCCCAAAAAGAACAAGAAGTTCTAGATAAAGCTTCAGACAAAACATCTGAAGACACCACCGTGGAAAAGGTAGTTGAATCTACCCCACCGGTACAAGAGAGTGTAGAGGCTCCGGCTGAAACACCAAAAGAAG